GGCTGTATTTCATTCTGAATAAGCTGCCGAGTTCAACGCCATTCACCATAAAAAATTCATCGATGAGCGTGTCAATACGCTCGTCCATAATGCCGTCATGGCAGAACACATAGGCATTTGCCTTACGCCCGGTAGCATCGGCCAGCGCGGGTAGCTGCTTTTCCCTTTCGGCAATCAGTCCGGTAAGGTCAGATGCCGTTTCCTGCTGCTCCAGATATTCTGCGCGCAGCGCTTTCATTTCCGGCGTGACGGTGCCGCCGTTTTGCTCAAGCAGTTCACGAAAGCGCGCACGGTTGTCCTGGCTTGCCTGCTCCGTTTCGGCCTTACGCTGGCGCAGCGCGCTGATGCTGTCCTCAGCGGTGGCTTCTGCCTTTTTTGCCTCCAGCCAGGCGAACAGTTTACACTGGAGGTCCTGTACGCGGGCCTGCCAGTCAGCGGGAAGGTCCTTCAACAGCGCGGTCGTGTGGCTGATAACGTCGGCCTCGGGCAGCTTCAGGCGCCATCCCTCATCCTGCAACGGCTTCTGGCTTCTTGCCACGAGCGAGCCAACGATTTCAGCGGTTGCCTTAATCTTTTCTTCTG